GCTGGAATGGCTTCTGAACTACTGGCAAAAGGTTCTTGTGAAAAAATTATTGTTACAAGACCATTGATATGTACCGGAAAAGACATTGGTTCACTTCCCGGCGAATTAAACGAAAAAATTCATCCTTATATGATGCCAATGTACGAAAACCTTAGTTACTTTTTTGGTAATCAATTCAATATACTCATAGAGAGAAGAAAAATTTGTTTTGAGCCACTAGAATTAATGAGGGGTATGACCTATCACAACTCTATAATGATTCTAGACGAGGCACAAAACTGCACTATAGAACAAATTAAGATGTTTGTAACTAGAATGGGTGAAAATTCCAAATGTCTTATTAACGGCGATATTAAGCAGACCGATCTAAATAAAGACAGCGGACTATCTGAATGTATATCCCGCGTTAATTATTATGAAATACCGGGAATTGGAATATGTGAACTTGAATACTGTGATATACAAAGAAACGATATAATTAGCAGGTTCCTAATAGCTATGGAAGAATAACATGAACAGACTTTTCGTATGTGTTGATTCTAGCGGTTGTTATGCGTTTTCACCAAAATATAAAGAAAGGTTTTACTCAAGCCTTGGCGATGCGAAAAACTCCATAAAAAAGTCCATCCGAATTCAAAACAAGAGAAGAAAAAAGGATGAGAAACTAAAATTTGAAGACTATTCTATCATAGAATACGAATTAGTAGAAAAGGATACCCATAAACTATAATGCCAATTTACACATATAGATGTGACGGTTGCGATTTCGAATTTGAAGCAACACAGTCCATAAAAGATAAACCATTAAGAAAGTGTCATAAGTGCAATAGAAACGCACTTCAAAGACTTTTGCACGCACCAATCTGCATTATGATGAATGATGTTACAACAATCGGTCAGCTTGCCGAAAAAAACTCAAAGAAAATTGGTAAATACAAACTTGAAGAACTTGAGGCAAATGATCCGGGAATTCAAAAGAAGAAGAAGAACAAAGAGAAGAAAGAACTTCACGATAAGATCAACAAGATGACCCCACAACAGAAAAAGAGATACATAGAAGAAGGCAAATAATGATTAAAAACGTAATAAAAACCGAAACAGATGAAAAACTACAATATTCAATAGACGATACTGTTTTAGCAAAAAAAGCTTCTGGTAAGTTTTTCGTACTCATGAAGGGTGGCGGAATGATAGATCCAGACTATCACAGAAAATCCGTAATTGAATCAAACGGTAATAAACTAAAGCGTGTAACTGAGCCAGTTTTTGCCAGTTATGTAAAATATTTGGAAACCGGAGCGTATAGACACTTCGCAGTAGCTAGGAGATGTATGAATGAGCAATCCCAAATCTGAAAGAAAAAGATTAAACAAAATTGAAACCTGTTATATTGATAACAATTTCGAGACAATGACCTGCTCGGAACTTGCAAGGGATTTAAAACTTCCGGTCGCTCTTGTCAGGTCTAGATATAATAAGATGGTTGAACAGAAAAAAAAGAGAGAGGAAGATATTAAAAAGGCAAAACCAATAACTTCCGGCGACCTCTTAGCAAGAAAAGATAAAAGGGGCACCGTTACAATGACTCCTGAATCCGCAATGTTATCAGATGAAACCAGAAAGACGCACAATGCCAAGAAAAAAACAAGACTCGACCGACACATCCACAAAATCAACCCCGACAAGTAAAAGGCAGTACAAGTCAATTTTCAAAGAGGGGTACGTAACAGCCGGTAATTATATTACGGAAGTTATCTTCGAGAAGAGGCACAATCACTTTAACTGCGGCAGGTTTCCCGAAAAATTCTGGACCGATAAAAAACACCAAGGTCCATATAAAGGTCAGGTTATACAGGCAAATAGACTTCTAAAGAAGTATCATCCTGATAGTATCATTAAGGCCATCAAGTCTCCAGAAGCTAAATTTATTTTTAAACTTCAAGATAAAAAATTGATTCCGATTATTGAGAAAATCGAGTCAAGGCGGGTTGAGACCGAGATAGAATATAGCAAGCCTCAAGAAAGCGGAACGCCAATGCCGTCATTCAGCAAACACAAAAACATATTGAGGGATTTATGAGTAAAGATAAAAAGAGAAATCTAAGTAGCGAAAAAGATATAATAAAAGCTTTTGGTAAAATCATTTCAACCGGAAATGAACTCGTTAAAACAAAAGGTGATTTACAGTGCGTACCCTTTAGCCCATCTCTTGACTTGGCTTTGAATGGAGGTCTTTTAGAGGGAACTTGGACGATAATTAGCGGCAATCCTAAAACCGGAAAAACGACAAGCTGTTTACAGGTATGTAAAAACGCACAGGATTGTGGTAGGCCGGTAATATACGTTGATGGCGAGAGTCGTTTAAAAAAGTATAACCTAGAGGGAACGCAGGGTTTAGATCTTGATAAAATTCAGATCATCCATTCGCCAGAAGACGGTGAACAGTTATCAGCAGAAGACTTCCTAGATGTATGTGAGTCCATGATACTAAAACCCGAAAACAAAGGTGCTATTTGCATTATAGATTCGTGTTCAAGTCTAGTCCCAAGGGCGGAATTAGAATCACCCGCTTCAGCCTCACTAAGAGCATCATTGCCGAAGCTATTATCACACTGGGTTAAGAAAAACGCACAGAACGTTGTGAAAAACAAGATTGTAGTAATTATTATAACTCACTACATCACAAACACAAGCGGTTATGGAAAAGTTAAAATTCCAGACTGTGGCGTGATGGTTCAATATCAGGCTGATACAAGACTAGATATTGCCAGAATAGAAGATTGGCGAGAAGGTGGAGATAGTGGTAAAAAAATCGGTCAACTCGTACACTGGAAGGTTGATTGCTCCGCTATGGGTGCTTCTGGAAATGAGTGCGTTAGCTATATCAGGTACGGCAAGGGTATAGATAAGGTACAAGAAATCATTGAATTAGCGGTTTCTTTTGGAATTATCGAAAAGGGCGGCTCATGGTACACTCTTTCTTTTCTTGAAGAACCCGTGAAAGTTCAGGGCATGAGCAATGTATACGACTTCTTATCAGAAAATCCAGAACAGATAAAAGTAGTTACTGAAAAAGTAATGGAAATGCTTTTATGACCGTTATTGGATTTGACGGCAAAGAACATAAATTCAATTACTCAAAGTATAACTACAGAAAAAATAGGGGGAATAAATCCTCTCACCACAAAAGAGCGTACTCTGTTATAAAAGAGTTGTTCCCAAACCTATCCGTCTATGAGGAAGTAACCCTGCCCGGCTCCAAAAGGATTGGCAGAAAAACATTGCTGTATGCCGACTTCTTCATTCCAGACCTAATGCTTGTTATTGAGGTTCATGGAAAGCAGCATTACAAATACATCCCATTCTTTCACGACACTAAGATGAATTTCATCAAAGCAAAACAAAGGGACTCCGACAAAAAAGAATGGTGTGAAATGAACGATATTGATTTATTAGCACTACCACACTATGAGAAAGATGAAGAATGGAAACTGAAGATAATGAAGATAAGATCAAGGGATTAATAGAGTTCACTGAATGGGTTGATGCTTTCTGTGAAATGAATCATCTGCCAAATATTAACTACCAAGAAGAATATAAAGATGCCCTAAACTTAGGAGCGGAAGATATTACGATGATGTCTTCTGATGAATGTCTTCAAACTTCTATAGTTCTGATGAACTACGCCAGCTTTATACAAAAGCAAAAATCCCTTATTCAAGGAAAGCTTTTATGGTGCAATTCAGCAATTGATTATATCTGTAGTAGACAATGGACGAGCTACGATAAATATATGCCAGCAGACATCAAAAAGAAAGCAATAATCTCTGAAAATAAATACGCTGAAGCTATTGAGAAGTGTCGTATCCGTTTAATGACCGCAAACAATACGCTTGAGGAAAACTATGTAGACTTAAAAAAAAGAGCATCTATTTTTGAATCGTTAGGAAGAAAGAGGAGTTTTGAATGAGCGTAATATCTGAAACAATGACAATTGTTGGCAAGTTAAATCAACTTATTGATGAATTAGCCGCCGGAATAGAAGAGTCCGACTGGGAAAGAATACGTTATGTATACGAGGAAGTAACTGGAGAGGAAGCTCCAGAAGTAGAGAAGCAGCCGGTTTCTGAAATTGATAGTAGCGTAGTACAGGCACTTATCAAAAGAATAGAAAACCTTGAAAAACCAAAAAAGCCCACACGTAAACGAAAAACCACGGTAAAGAAAAAAGAGGAACCCAAAACCAACAGTAACAACAAGTTTGAAGAAATGCAGTTGAGTTTAGAGAGTGAGCTAACACCGGCTGAAAGAAAGCAACTGGAATCAATTAATGACGAGGTTCCGCCAACACCAAGAACAAGACCTGCTTTTAAAAAAGTTTCCGTAGAATGTCGTCTTTGTAATAAGACATACGAAGTGCATCCGTCACTAAAAAGAGAATCATATGTTTGTGATAAATGCGTATCAAGGAGAGCGAGATAAATGAGTGAAGAAAAACTGAAGAACATAGCGTCTGAAAGAGCCGTATTAGCTGGTATTTGCCAGCACGGTAAAGACGCCTATGTTGATGTTCAGTCCTTAATCAGTGACCACACCTTTACAGTTGACTACAATAAAATTCTATGGAAGTGCCTCTCTAGAGCTATTGAAAATGATAACCAGATAGATTTTCCAGCGGTTTTATCTGCTGCTAAATCACTTGGTTTAGATGAATATATCGAGAAAAAGGAAGTTCTAAATCATATCAATGGCGTGATGAATACGCCGGTCCACTTAGAGAATGTATATACACATGCTAAGAAAATTAAGAGACTGGAATTTGCTAGAGAAGTTCAGAATTCATTGCGAGATATTTATCGTAGTATCAACGATATATCTGGCGACGAAAGCTTAAATTCGATCTTGTCTCTAGCGGAAGAACCGATTCAGAGGATATGCCTTAAATATATCAAAGAGGACGAATCCAATCCAAAACTTATCAGCGAAAACATTGATGACTACATAGAGCACGTCAAAAACAATAAATGTGAACAGGTAGGTATTTCGACCGGAAACCCAGCTTTTGATAAGGCAATTGGTGGTGGCTTAAGAAGAAAGTGTGTTGATGTTATTGGGGCACGCCCTAAAACCGGCAAGAGTGTATTTGCCGATAATACAGCACTTCACGTTGCATCAAATGGTATTCCGGTATTAATGCTTGATACCGAAATGAGCCAGCAGGATCACTGGAATAGACTTCTAGCCAATATTAGTGAAATTGAAATCAATGATATCTCCACTGGTAAATTCTCAGACGATCCAGAGAATATTGTCAAAATAAACAAAGCACTTGACAAGATAAAGCAAATCCCATATTACTATATCAGTATTGCCGGTAAGCCATTTGAGGAAACACTATCAATAGCCAGAAGATGGCTTATTAAGAATGTTGGATATGACGAAAATGGAAAGCTTAATGACTGCGTGATAATCTACGACTACCTCAAACTAATGACATCAACGAGTATTAGCAACAACTTAGCAGAGTTTCAGGTTCTTGGCTTTCAAATAACTTCTCTTCACAATTTCTGTGTTGAGCATGATTGTGCGTGCCTTTCCTTCGTCCAGTTAAATAGAGACGGCATAACAAAAGAATCAACCGATGCTGTTTCTGGTTCTGACAGAATTATTTGGTTATGCACAAGCTTTTCCATCTTTAAAGCTAAAACCACCGAAGAAATGGCTATGGACGGAATAACAAATGGAAATAGAAAGCTGATTCCAATTGTATCAAGGCATGGACCCGGTATTGATGATGAAGGATATATCTGCCTCAATATGATTGGAGAGCATTCAAAACTGATTGAAATAGGAACGATAAGAGAGATAAAAAGAAATGAGAAAAACGATGAAGCCGGAATCCCAGACAGAGAAGATATCGATCCTGAAGATGAAATTGATGACGACGATTTCAGAACTCTTGACAACCTTCGGAGTGACGAATAGTTATCAGTGCGGCAGTCTATTGGTCTCAAATTGCCCAATCCATGATGGCGACAACATTTCCGCCTTTAATATAAATATAGATCCAGACAGCAATCACTACGGATCTTGGTTTTGTAATACCAAGGGGTGCCACCACAAGTATGGTCAGGACGTTATTGCTCTTACTCATTGTTTTCTTGACAAGAAATATGACAAGACTCACTCATTTGTTGAAGTTATCAAATTCTGCGAAGAGTTTACTAAAGGGGTCA